CATGTTCATAAACAAACTTATCAGAATGTTTATGATTTGATTTTTCATACTCTTCAAATTTATTAATTATTGAAATTATACTGTTTGGTGAAATTCGATTTGCTAAACCATAACCTATAAGTTTATTTGTTTCATTCAAAAGTATTTTTGATTCTTTTATTAAGTTTTTTCTTAATTCTTCTTTTTCATCTTCTTCAAATATATTTTTATCAAGAACATATTCATTTAAAATATTTGAAAAAACTTCAGGATTGTAATTTTCACTTTTATTCTTTGCTAATCTTGATTCATATTCTTTATACCATTTTTGAATCATACTATCATTATATTTTGGATCTCCGTTTTTATTTGTGGTATTCTTTACATGAAAATAGATATCATTCACAGCACGATCATTAAATGCCTGTGGATTTTTATCAACATCAGTATTCAAGTTACGTACATTCCGTCCTGCTGACTTATCATCTACTGAAGATTGATTTTTTGCTCCCGTAGTTGTTTCGGATTTTTTCTTGTTTACCGTGTCTTGACCAAGTTCTTTAATTTGTTGAGCTAATGTTTCGATTTCAATTATATCAATACCTAAAGGTCTGAACATCTCATCTCTCAGCCATGATATAGAAGCATTCACTGATTTGAGTAAACTAATTCTTTGTTGTGATAATGAAATAGCCTGTTTACCCATGGCTCTTATTTCACGGCTATCTGTTTTTTGTATCAAACGATTGACATGTTTTTCAAATTTGTCTGTTTGAAATGAAGCTGAAAAAAGCATTTTAGCAGCATTCTTTTCATCACCTCGTTGTAGGTCTCCTATCTTATGAACAATTAGCGCAAGTTCTTGATTTACTAAATGACATTTTTTATAATTGTCATAGAATTTTTTGACATGCTGGTCACCAATCTTTTTTGCTTCGTAAGCGTATTTTCTACCTTTTGTTCGAATTAACTTTGCGATCACTCCACGATAAGCAATATCAAATTTCGGTCCTACTTTTCGCCAAGCTAATTTAAATGCACTTTGTCCAAGACTTTTACCTTTTCCTGTTAGAAAACCAACTGTTTTTTCAAAACCAACATCAATCAATGACCGTTCATTCAGAACATCTTCATTGAGAAAAAGGTCGATCTCTTCCTCAATGTATTTTTTATTTTGAGAAAGATTTTTTTCAACGAGATAATCAAGAGAGTTGCTGTCTACTTGAATATAATCGTTTATATAATCTTCGAGTAAATTATTCTGCGGAAACAGGTTCTGCTGGTTCTGAATTGCTTGCATCTGGTGTATTATCTGATGTTGTTTGTCGAGTTTCTTCTTCATCATCGCTTTGGTTATTTTGTTGACCATCTTTACTGAACATTGTTTTACCTAAGCCTTCTTTTTTATCTTCGAGTCTATCATAAAGTTTGTTTGCGATCAATTTTTCAAAGTTTGATTTAGCACCAGCCAAATCTTCATCGTTAATATTTTTGATCAAATTTTTAGTTAATTCTTCTGCGTCCATTATAATTCTCCTGTACCAGGTGTTGTTGTTCCGCCAAGACCTCCACCGCCTAAGTCATTGACCATACCTGAACCAGATGGTTCTGGTTGGTCTAAGCCACCTCCAAGGTCACCTCCTAAATCTCCTCCTAAGCCACCTCCAAGGTCACCTCCGAGACCGCCACCAAGGCCGCCTCCTAAGCCTCCACCCATTCCACCCATGCCGAAGCCGGCTTCACCTTCTTGAGGTGCGAATCGTGGATCATATTTTTCTTCTTCAATCTCTTCATCAATTCGACTGATATCATCATCACTGAGAGATAGAATGTTTTTACGAATGTAATTAGCAGAGAAGTATTTTCCACGATACTCTTCTGCTTCTCGCAACACATTCATCTTTTCAGTCAGAAGTTCAAGGTCTTTGAGAGCATTGAAGTTACTGTCTTGGTCAAATGTAAAATGAATTGAATCAGCCATTTCTTCCCACTGTTTCATTGAAACAATGTTCTTCAGAATTAGCTGTCGTTTTAAAATTTCTAAAAAGAAATTTGAAAATCGTGTTCTTAATCTTTCAATGAATCTCATGAATTTATATTCTTCTCTTGAGATTTCACTTGCTCGTCCTAATGAGAAACCAGCTTCAGGCTGCATTCTTGAGATGGGCACATTCAGTGAACGAAATAATTGTCGCTGAAAGAATTCAAGTTCATCTAGCTGAGTGAAATTTGCTTCACTTCCTTGAATTGTGTCGATCTCCGTGGTTGCCGAGCCATTTCTCCGGGGCATCCAATAGTCTTCGAGCATTGCTTGAAACTTGCGGTCATCTCTCAACTGACCTGTTTTGCTATCATAGACCATCTTATTACGATACTGGCTCATCAGTGAGTGCATGTATTGTTCGGCTTTTGCTTTTGGCAAGTTACCAACATCCACATAGAACACTCTTCTTGATGGCGCACGGCTCAAACGGTAAATGATTGCGGCATCTTCAAGCATACGAATTTGGTTCATTGGACGAAATGCTTTGTGTAGATATGAAACTACATTCTTGCGTCTTTCATCTAATAGACCACTGTTCACATAGACAATTGAATCAGGTGAAATCTTCAGAACATTCTTTCGATCTCCTTCTGTTTCAAGATTAAAAACACCAGTTTCAGAATATAGATAGTATTCATTATATTGCTGATTGATTTTGATTTCATCCATTCCGATGCGTGTAGTTTCTTCCTCTGTCTTCTTTCTCTCTCGAATTTTCTTGATTTTGAATGGATCAATCGGTCGCAATTCAAGAATACCCTTTTGAGGATTCTTGACATCAATCAACGTTTGATAGAATAATCTTCCATCAATAAACCACTTACGAAAGATTTCATAACCCATATATTTAAAATTCAGTTTATCCATTAGTTCATAGAAAGCATCACCAATTTTTTCCTTGAGCATCTCCGAATAGTCTTCAAGATAGTCAAGTTCAATGGATACGGGATATGATTTTCTTCCAGATGTAATCGATTCGTTAACAATCTCATCAATTGCTAACTCGCATTCAGGTTGCATTGACATCGCACGATAGCGAGCCATCAGGTCAAATTCGTTTGTAAAGGTATTGTCTAAATTTAGATAAGTACCATATACACCGGCAGCGCCGACAATGGCGGAGCCGTCATCAAAGTCAGGCGGGCTAAACGCCTGAAGATTCGGTTCTTCACGGTCTTTCTGTTCTTCAAACTTCCATCCAAATAATGTAGCCATGAATATAAACTCCTGAATAAATTAGAAATATTGATATCAATATTTATCATTCGCAATTTTTGACCTAAAAAAACCCACACCGTGAGAGGTGTGGGTTGAAAAATCAAAATATAAAATCAAATAATCATCAAGTGCCAGTTGTTGAGCTTGAGTCACTAGCTGTTGATGAAGCCCTGTCAGCCCAAGTTTTCGCATCATTGCCAGTAAATGGATTTGTGCCGTTAGGATCGGAATATCCAGCTCTGTCGGATGGTACAGGAATTTTCTCCCAGAATTGATACGCAAATTGAACAGAAAATTCTTCAATTGTATCCTTTGTATCCCAACTTAGATCAATTCCAGATACATTGGTTGGAAATGCATCTTTGAAATAATAAGAACCATAAAATTGCTCATTTCCTGGCGTACCATAAGATGAAACTTCACCACTTTTCTTTAGCTGATGAACTTCCATATCGCAGAAAACAGTATTATTTGGACCAAAAACAGATTTAGTATCAAAGATTGCTCCGCCTGGTGTGACATGCTCAATCCATGATTCAAAGACGTGACGAATTCGGAAATCCTCATCATTGATGATTTGAACAGTCCAATCTTGAAAAGTTCGATCTGTTGATGGAACTTTGAATTCTCGTCCAAGAAAGTTCATAGGAACAGCATTGAGAGAACTTTCTGGAATTTGTGATGCTTTCATAAAAAAGGATATGTTTTGTGAATTGTCACCTACAATTGATTTAATACTTTCACCGAGGCCGTTAGTCCCAAGAATATTTGCAAAATTAATCTTAGCATAGAATAATGATGGACGGGCTCCACCTCCCGTCAGTTTATCTCTTAGTTTAGTTACGCTAATTGGCATTTAGACTCCTTTATTATACACCGAGGTCTGCGAAGTCAACTGTCTGACCAACCGCAGTAAAGTTAAGTTTGATGAAGTTGATTACATATGTTGGTCTGATATAGATATCAGCAACAAATTTATTTTCTTCAATCAATCGATTAGTATTATTTGTTTCGTCACAAATTACACGATACTCAGATAGACCTTGGTCGTTACGAACTTGGTCAAGATACTGAGCGCACAATCGCTTAAATTCTGCTCTTGTGGTAGGTGTATTGAATTCAAATAGTTTTTTCCTCGCTTCTACAACAATGAAATCTTTCACACGAATGAATAGTCTTCGAACATTGATACGGTCAAATGCGCTTGGAATAACTTGTAGAGTTTTGTCTCCGTATAGAACAGTTCCCTCGCCTCTGAAAGTCACGATAGGATTGATCTGACTTGTATATAGATCGTCACGATTTAATTGAGATGGAGAATATGCAAGCTTGACAACATTAGCGATTTGTCCTCTTGACATACCTGCGGGTGAATACCAAGGAGCTTGCTCCTCGTCTGTTCTTGCCATCAAACCAGCAATATCACCAGAAAGCGGTAGCCAACGATATGTGTTATTATAGGAATCATACTGATACTTGAAGTTACCATCCATGATCGCATAAGAGCTATCAATAATTGCTTCACGCCAGTTGATGAAATTTTGAGTGATATCATCAGCATTTGCTTTGCCTCGGCAGATAGCACCATATTCACCAGATACACATACTACACAATCTTTTCTTTCTTCTGCAACTTGAATCATTTTTGAAATCAAAAGATGATAGTTGAGAGGAGATAAAAGGTCATATGTCCATCCAGTGAGCATAAAGTCTGTATCATAAGTTTCTTTTGCTTTGAACAATTCAATTGCTTCAATGATATCTTCATTTTTGATTGTTGAACCATTGTTACCACCAGCAAATGTTGCGGCACTGAGATTATTTCCAAGTGGATTCAAAATTTTATTATATGTTTGGAAAACAGAACCCAATGTCAATTCTCCCCAGTTATTATCTGGATCGGCAGTCAGAGCATGATTAGACCATTTGATCCAATCTGAACCATTGTTTACACGATTGACATAGTAAGTAGGAACACCATAATCATCTTTACCATCTTTTGCTAAAGACAGATGAGCAAATGTTTCCATAATCTCACCGTTCTTCCCTGTAATTTTTCCACCCTCATCAATTACAACTACATGTAATTGGTCATTGTGATGGGCAGATAAATCACCGTTTGTCAAACGAATGTGATTTGAAGTTGCTGGTTCACTTGCGAAGTAATTTGCATACTGCCATTCTCTTGTCCAAGGCTGTGCTGTATTTGCTTCATAGTCACCAACAAGTGGGCGGGCAACAGTAAGTTTTGAATCAGAATCAACAGTAAGAACAGAAGCACCTTGTCCGGCGACTGTAATGACATCACCTTTTGAAACTTGCTTTGTGAAAGCGGTTCCCACACCATAAACATTTCTCTCATTGTTTTTGAAGTGAATCTTTCCAAACAAGTTATTTGGTGAATGTCGTTTTGCATCATATGAAAATTCTTTGAACTTTGAACGAGGTTTTACTGTCAACGTAGTTAACGGTGTACCTAGCATGTTCAATTCAGCAGGAGGATGTCCACCAGAAAAACGATTCACATAAGCAGTGAATTTTTTATTTGCTGAATCAACATTTGTAATTAGCATATTGTATTCATCTAAGCCATGCTTGAATGTAAGAACTTTCTCTTGATTCAATAAAGAACCATCTGCAAGAACATCAGCACTTTCTTCAAAGTAGCCATTTATACCACCCCAAATGTTGAGTGCGGTATTTCCTCCAAGACCATTATTCCATTCGAGAGTGACATTATATTGATTTCCACCAATGGCATCAAACTTGATTTGATTGACAACTGTATTTGCATTTGTATTTGCTAAACTACCTAATTCCATTCCTGCCATGTCATATCGTTCAATGATACGACCGTAATCTGTAGCATAACAAGTGTCAACACGAAGAGTGTTTCCTTTTTCACCAGGATATCTTGCGATCCATGGTCCTGGAGCAGGACTCATTCCGAGTGTGATGCTGGCGCCACCAGTTCCGTCACTGATACCACCTTCTTCGATGATTAGATTGTTGATATAATCTTCATCGTTTCGAATGAGAATGCTGTCGATGCCAGAGAAACAAGCATTTCTTGCTGAATCTTCATTGACAAGTCGTACAACATTTAAAGCTTTACCATATTCCAAAAAGTTCTTTCCATTGAACCACTCAATGTAGTTTGAATCTTGAGGTGTTCCAAACTGGTCAACATATTCATTTTCATCTTGAACCATAGTTGGGACCATCGCAGGTCCCCAAGAATATCGGCCAATAACTGACCCTACGCTGCCGAGAGGTACAACTGTCTGACGAATCGATTGGTCGTTCTCAGTTGTAATAATACCCGGGGAGATTGGAAAATCTACAGCCATATTGTATCCTTTTAATTGATGCTTCGTATTCAGGGTTAATTTTCCACATCAAAAAATAAATTATATTAAATCATTTTCTTTTTTTATATTCGTATTTCAAATATTTATCAATTTTCAGTTTTTTCATCAAGTCCTAACAGCCACATATTTTTTCTAAGCATTTCAAGATGTTCCTGAGGATCTTCTTGGTCATTTCCTAATGAAAAATCATATTCATCCACGCCATTACTGAGGAAGCCAAAAGGTAAATAATTTTCTTCACTTTCTTTTTCTTCCATATATTTCATGAGATTTTCACGAATGTTATTTTCATATAATTCTTTGAAATACATTTCGTCTACCATCCAGGCAAACAAAACTAGAGTCATAATACAATCATCATGCTTGCCATTTTCAGCACTATATGAGCCTCTTCCGTCAACGGAGAAGGTCAAAAACTCACTGATTGTTTCGGAATCTGTCACCAGCAGTTGATCTTTTTCAACGAGCATCTTAAGATTGGAGCAACCGATTCTTTTGACTCTGGGCGTTGTGGTGATGCCCATTTTTGCAGTGCGGTGAAACCCGCTTGAGAGGATTGTTTTCTGGTCTTTCTTGACCGTGGTGAAGATGTTCTCATACTCCAAGTCTTGATAAAGAACATCCGTGACTTGAGAACCGATGTTGTTCTCTTCCACAAGGACCTGTGCCTTGTTGTAATATAAAGCCGCATTGTGAATGATTCTCGCATAGATGATTGGCTGAACTTTATTGTCTCTGTAAACTGCTACCACACGAAAAGGTTTCATTGAGACATCGATGACTGAGAAGACAGAATAATCTTGACCACGACCCTTTGAGACATCTGCGACTAAAGTGTAATCATGATCGTCTTCGACGTCATGATAGATCTTAATGTTGTCAACTACCTTGATGGGCTTGCCGATTGCCATCTCTTTCAGCTTCGATGAATCAATCAATGTGTCTGTACTTCCAAGAAACTGGCAGCAATGCTCCACAAGAAACTGTTCTTCACCAAACTCTTGAATTGTTTTTTTCTTCCATTCTTCATCTCGTCCTGGTCT